GGACGGTAATGGTGAATCCTCCGGGCCTGTTACAACCCGTCTATGGATGGCGTTGCAACAGAGTGACACATCCTTCATGGAACAGGCACGGAGAACCTCTGAGCTAGAGGCGCTCCTGAAGTCATGGCTTGCATGTATGCGAGATCCGCGCCCGTGGGACTGGGAGCAGATCGTCAAGCAGTTAATCGAAGACACGGAGAAGGCTACGAAGTGAGCACGCACGTTTGTCATCAGCGTCGCGCGATCCCGTGCGGCGTGGACTGCTATCACACGAATGATGAGCATCTGGCGTTCGACCAAGGCGTGGCCGACGGGGAGCGCGGACTGAGCTTCGAGAAATGCCCTTTCCCTTACGTCGAGGGCGATGCAGATGCTTATGACTTGAGAGAGGCATGGATGTGCGGCCAGTCCCTTGGCGAGCTAAACAGAAGGGCCTGAATTTCAGGCCGGATTGCTTATGAGAATTTATATTCTCATAAGCAATCCCGAGAGCGTTTAACACGATGATAAAACAGGCGTTAATTCCCATTTCGGACTCGCACCCAGGGTGTGCACTTTTGCGCCTCGTCAAGCAGCCTGTTAAACGCCCTCGGCGGGTCGCCCCCCACGCCTCCCTTCAGTCCCGGAAAGTGGCCCTTCCGGGGCGCGATCTGGAGCCGTTCGACCGCACGGCCAGGGTCTACCTGCTCTCTCTCCAGCCGACCGGAAGGCGCGCCCAGGCGTCGAAGCTGCGGCTCGTCGCGCACCTCCTCGGTCTTGAGCCCGGGCAGATTCGCTGGGCGGGCCTGCGCTTCGAGATCATGGTCGCGATCCGCGCCCTGCTGCTCGAGCAGGCTTACGCGCCCTCGACCATCAACGCCACGCTCTCGGCGCTGCGCGGCGTGGCGCACTCGGCCTGGCAGCTCCGCCAGATGCGGGGCGAAGACTATCACCGGCTGCGCGACGTGAAAGGTGTCAAGGGCACACGCCTCCAGAGCGGTCGCGCGCTTTCAGCTTCAGAGATCGCGAAGCTCTTCACGGCCTGCACCCGCGACCCGACGCCTGCGGGAGCGCGTGACAGCGCGATGCTGGCGCTCCTGTTTGCCTGCGGCGCGCGCCGCTCCGAATGTGCCGCGCTCGATCTCTCGGACTACTCCGCACGCACGCACGCCCTGAAGGTGCGCGGCAAGGGGGACAAAGAGCGCCAGGTCTACCTGGAGAGCCCGGGGGCGCGCCGCGCGCTTCGTCACTGGCTCAGGGCGCGAGGCCCTGAGCCGGGACCGCTGCTGTGTCCCGTCACCAAAGCAGGGCGCATCGAGCATCGCCGACTCTCCGATCAGGCCATCTATAACGCCTTGGTCAAACGGGCGCGCCAGGCCGGGGTGCGCTCCTTCTCGCCGCATGATCTGCGCCGCACGCTCCTCTCGGAGCTGCTCGCCACTGGCGTCGTCGATCTCTTTACCGTGCAGTCAATCGCCGGGCACTCCTCAAGTGCGTCAACCCGCATTTATGACCATCGCGACGAGCGCGCCCGGCAGGCCGCCGCGCGCCTGGTCCACGTCCCTTGTCCATCACGGAGGAAGAAATGAGCGAGGCCCAACGAGTGCGGACTCAAACCCTGATCGTCTACCTCTATTCAGATGGCTGCATAGAGGTCGATCCTTTCTTCAGAGAGCGGATTGGAAATGCTGTGACGATTGACGAGCTGATCAATGACGGCTGGAGGTTTCTGCACGTCTCAGGGAACTGGTTTAAAGCTATTAACAGGGAAGATGTCGTGTGGTTTGGGGCTCTCATGGAAAAGGAGATAACAGGCAGTGAAACACCAGCGTAAACAACAACGCACTTTCTATTGCCGTTGCGGTGCGCACCTGACGGTCACACTCAACTCAAGCGGGGTCGCCCCGTCGGGCCTTCTGCGCAGGTGGCGAGATCGTCATTCGGGCTTCGGCCACGGGCTATGTGATCGCTGGGGCGCGCATCTAGGCCGAGTGAGGGCTGCTCATGAGCAGGGAGACCGTACGTATGCATCTCAATGAAGCGCACGCCATCGCCGACTGGCTCAGCTCGCTCATGCGTCCCTACTGTCAGCGCATTGAGATCGCTGGGAGCATTCGTCGCCGTAGTGATGAGGTCAAGGATATTGAGCTGGTCGCGATCCCACGCTTCGAGACAAAGCCCGGAAGCGAGCTTTCGCTTTTCGAAACAGAGCCCGAGCGCGTCAATCTTCTCTACCAATGGGCGAAGCGCGAGACTAGACCAGAGGGCAAGCTCGCAGGCCGCGTCCGCTGGATCAAGCCGGGCACGCACGACGTGATCGATTGGCCGATCAAAGAGGACGGCAAGTACTGGCGAGCGCTCGTCCGGGGCGGCATCAAGCTCGACATCTTTCTGCCCTGCCCAGAGAACTTTGGATTGATCTTTCTGATCCGCACCGGCGCGAAGGATTTCTCGTCGGCGATCCTGGGCTACGCCAAGCAGCACACACCCTATGAGACGGAGCGCAGCTACCTTGAACGACACGGGCTGAAGGGGAAGCCGGAGAGCTACCTGGTCGAGCGCAAGACAGGCCAGCGAGTTGTCACGCGAGAGGAGCGTGATGTCTTCGCCCTTCTCAACCTCAAATACGTCGAGCCCCGTCAACGGCTCGGCTGGCAGTCAATCAAGCCTTTAAGTGGAGGACGGAAGGATAACGATGGCGGCTGATTTTCAGTTTGAAGCTTTGGAGCGCTGGCCCTACAGTAAGCCGGGGAACCGGACCTCGACCTTCAAGGCCAACTACAACAAGACGATCTCGCAACTGCGCGCGGAACTATCGCGCGCCGGCGCACGCAATGTCGTCATCCAATCCGGCCATCGCGGGGAAGACATACGCTTCGACGGCCTGCCGAAAGTGGGGGCGCGCGCGCCGCGCTTCCCCGGCGTCTGCCTCATCTTTGAGAAGTGGAAACCCATCGGGAAGGTGAATGATGCCGGTCAACCGCTCGGCGTATACGAAACACTGGAATTCCCCTGTGCGACCTTCAAGCATTGGGAAGACAATCTGCGCGCCATCATACTCACGCTCGAAGCCCTGCGCGCAGTCGCGCGCTACGGCGTCTCTGGGACGGGCGCTGAAGGGGCGGGCAAGACGGAAGATGCGAAACAGTATGCTGGCTTTGCGCGCAGGAAGATCGCGGAAGAGGGCGCGCGCCAAGATGGCCGTCAGGAGATGACGCCAGAGGCCGCCGCGTCAATTCTTGTCGCATGTGCGGAGGGCGGCTGGACGATTCCCAGCGTGCTCAGTAGCCGTACCGAAATGGAGTCTTGCTTTAAGGCAGCGGCAAAGCGTTCCCACCCAGATATGGGCGGCACGGAGAATTCCTTCAAGGCCGTGAGCCAGGCCGTGAGTGTCTTGCGTAAGTTCTTTTCGCATGTATGAGAGCTTCTTTTCTCGGTTCAACCTTTACCACCATCCTGATCCGCTGCACCTGCGGCTGGAAGAACTATTTCGACCGTACAGAGTGGGAAACCTACGGAATTGCCCGCTGTGACAATTGCAGAGCCTGCATCGTGTATTCTTCTCTGCGGGTTAATCAAACCTGGAGGGGAGCTTCTATGGATGAGTTCATTGCGACGTCAGAACGTAAGGCCGTCGTCGCCGAGTTTGAGAAAGCTCAAGCGCACCTTGAACGAGCAGCCGAGCTACTATCCGAGCAAGGCTATCGCGATCGGGCCCAAAGGACAGTAGACATCGCACAGCGGGCTTCCAACGAGAAGCATCTTCTAGCACTAGACTGGCGGGACGAGGACGTAAAGGCAGCCTAAAAATTAAGAGCGCCATGCAAGAGGTAATCTCGCATGGCGCTGTGTTAATTTTGGTGGCTATCTATCTATCCTGACCCCTTACCGATGAGATAACCGAGGAGACCGCCAATCGTTAATGTCAGGATCGAAGTGGCCCATTTCTTGTCATCGATTGAAAAGTTTTGTGCGACCACGATCCAAATGCAAATGCCGCTTACGATGGTTGTTAGAATAACGGCTACTCCAAATAGCACGAGATCTTTCCATCTTTGAAATCTGGCATTTGCTCCCTTTTGATCCTGTTGAAATCTATCGTTCACAGGATCATCTGGGACAATTTCTAACCGTAACCTGTGTCTTCTAGCTAAATCGTCAAGATCTAGCTGACCATTAAATCCCTTCTGAGGGATGGGCTGATTGTGATTAGGCTTGACATGTTTTTCCATGACTGGCGCGCATTCGCTCAGATGCCGATAATCTCAGTAGCTAACGGTTGGTCTTTGTCAGCAATGCCAAATCGTTTCCCTTGTCTCTTGGCATCTACTACGACCTCCATAAGAGTAATCGCGCGACGCATGACATCACTTTTAGTTGTGCCCGATTTTGCCGCGAGGCTAACAAGAAGGTCGTAGAGCTCCGGAGATATATCGAGACTAAGACGAACTTTTTCCCTTTCTGGCTTGTAAGCCTGGTTGGGCCCGTCTCGTTGATCGCCATTCCCGAGACGGGCTTCTCGAGGAATGGGTGCCAATAGATTTCCTGCTTTTTTGGTTGCCATAGGTCTTTCCTGCTGCTCCTTTTTGGTTAGTGACACCACAAGAGATGTCCGCGTTTCCCTTGTGCTGGACAGCATGAAGTCATTCGGTTGAAGGTAGCTGTCCCACTCTATACGGCGGCTTACGCGGCCTCAGGTAAGTTGCCGCCAATCCCCTTGAATATAGTAGCCTGAGGCTGCGTGTAATTTACTCAATTTTTAAGGAAAAAGCAAGGTGAATTATGGGTAAAAATGCCCTTGGATTTAACAAAAGCTCATAAACTACTTTATATGCAATGTTTTATATAGATTAATTGTTTGGGTCCTTCCCTGCCCTCTGGCTTTTGAGGGTGACGCGCGACCGCACTTTGTCTCTAGTCATAGAAAATTTATTAATTTCATCAGCAGGATGGAGGTTGTAATGGCGAGACGTGAACTGAATTTCGTGGGATCGGGGCCGCTTGCAGTCGCCCTCGGTGTCGCGCCTGAACGGATTAAAGAGTTCGACCGCCAAGTGAATGAGATGGTCAAGGCCGATGCTTCGATCAAGGACATCGTGTCGGCCATGAATGAGCGGGGGGACATGAACGATGCCGAGTGGGCTTCATTTCTCTATTCGTTGGGCTACTTCGACGCGAAACTCAACGACTAATCTGTAATCGAAAATCCTAAATCTTCCGCATTGCTCTTTGAGATGTTGCTATTTCACAATTGCCCCTTTTCCTTGTGGCATAACCTTGGAGTGGGAACGAGCACTCCATCGCCGGGTGAACAAATGACGCTGGCGGGCGTCGAGGCGGCCACGCCCCAGGGGGATCGCGGCAAGTTCTGGGAGGGCGTCCTGGAGCGCACGCACGACGTATACGCCCGGCGCGGCACGGGGAAGATCTACCATCTGCCGAACGACTGGGCTTTCTGCCATCCCGCGACGATCAGCCGTCTCAATCTGCCCGGCGAGATGTGGGCGCGCACCGGCGCGGGGCGCACCATCCGCAGGGTCAAATCCGGCCCTGACTTTGTCGGGGGCTTCGGTGGCCGTCACGTCGAGTTCGACGCCAAGGAGTTCATGGGCGCGAGCATCCCGCTGGAAAAGAGTTTCACCCTGCACCAGGTGGAGAAGCTGCGCCAGGCCGAGCGCTCCGGCTCCCTCGCCGGGTTCATGATCCTCGCCAAACGCACGATGACGGCCTACTGGCTGCTCGCTTCCCAGGTGCTTCGGCTTCTGGATCTGCTCCGCTTTAACCAACTCCCCTGCAAATCTTTAAACCTCGCATGGCTCGACGAGCATGCGAAAACGCTTGGACAGGTCAGTCCCGTCGGCATCTTCGACTGGGCTGCCGTACTTGTCCCGGAGGAAACACTGTGAAAGAAGAAACACGCAAACAACAGGAAGAAACACGCAGACAACAGAACGCGCAAAGATTACAGAAGATTTCTCCAACCATCCGGCCAGCGGTGGCGCTGGTGATCGCGGATATGGAAGCTGATGGTCATCGACCGCTCATTCATGAGAACGTCCACCGCACCATCGCGGAGCAGCTTCAAATGGTCAGGCGTGGCGTCTCAAAAACGCGCTATAGCTATCACAATGCGACAACGCCTGACGGGCGACCCGACTCGCTCGCAGCAGATATTGTCGATGCTGATCAGCTCTGGAACGTCGAGCGGCGCTTCTGGATGGACTTATGCAGGCACGCTCTCGCTCGCGGGCTGCGCAGCGGCTACTTCTTCGGACTCACGCTAAAGGAGAAGCAGGCGCTGCTCGGAGCGTGTGAGCGGCGCGACTATGGCGCGAAGCTGCGCACGGGCTGGGACGCAGCGCATGTCCAGACGGCGCGCGTCACAATCGAGCAGGCGCGACAGGGGCTGCGCTAAGGAGAAAGGTTTTTGCGATCCCCTATGAGTGTACTTGAAATTGATACCCCCGCGACGGCAGTCCCCTTCTCTAAGCCGAAGCGCGCGCGCGTCTCCCTGAAGAAGCGCAAACGCGCACAGGACTTAGAGCAACGCCTCCGATTCCTCCAAGATGAATTTAGTGAGCCAGAGCTGCGCGAGATACTCGAGACGGCCATCACTGCTACGCATCGGTTAGCGACCAGCACCAGAAGCACTGATCGTGATCAAGTGCTCTTCGCCATCGAACGGCAGGCATGCCATACCAAGGAAGAGATTATGGAGGAGACAGGGATCTCCGAGTGGGGCGTGAGGGTGATCCTCAAAGAATTAGAGACGCTTGAGCTGGTCGATGTACGCCCGCAACACGACCCCTGTAGTGATGGCAGCGCGCCAGTTCTCCTCTACATGATGCGTCACGTCCCCGCCGGGAATGCCTTCTTCCTGAGCCGCCCTTCTCCTGAAGCTGAATGAAACTCCGGGCTCGAAGCCTTCTCTGCCTATCTCACAATTGCCCCTTCCACAGGTGCTAGTCTCACATTCAAGCGAGCGCCCCATTTGGCGCTGCGCGGAAAGACGCCCTCTGCGCGAAGAGTCGGCCCTCAAGCTCCGGGTCGCTGCACAGACGTTGGACACGCGCTACACCCTGAGAGACGCTCGCTAATCTCTTCAAAGAAGTGAGACTGCCATGTTAAGAGCCCGTTTAATCACCCTGCTCGGCCTGGTCGCGACTATCTCAGGCGCGCTCGCCCCTTACTTAGACCTTCTGCCGCCCACGTGGCGCACGCCCCTCATGCTATCTGGCGTGCTGGCTACCGCGTGCGGGCCTGCTCTGTTCGGCCCGCGTGGCTGGAAGGTTCCTCGTCGAAAGCAGCGGGTGCCGCACACGCCGCATTCACGCTCAGCACAGTCGGACCGAACACGCGCCTCATGAGTACTTCGAAGAAGGTGGCCGACACTATGACTGGGGAATCTCACATGGATAACGGAACGAACGGCCCGATCATGGCCTTGAGTTTCATCGCGGGCCTGGGCGCTTTGTCTATCGGTGGGATTCTTAGCGCAATCGTTGGCTCCCTTCTGGTAGGGATCATCGGCAAATCCATCGACAGCCTGATCAGGAACTGGTTCGCCAATCGAAACAACCGGTGGCGCAGGCGGGCGCTGGCGGCTGAAGAGCAGCTCGAACGAGTTAAGAGGAGCGATGATCGGTGAACGGCTAGAAGCTGCGACGGCGGCGCTTCTGGCCGCCCTCAAGATGAGAGACGAGGGCACGCACGACCACTCGCGAAGGGTCATGCGTGTCGCTGTTTTGATCGGCGAATTGCTCGGACTCGGGCGTCAGGAGCTGGTTGACCTCGCTTATGGGGCGCTCCTGCATGACATCGGCAAGATCGGAACGCGTGAGTGCGTTCTCAAGAAAGCCGGTCCGCACACCGAGGCTGAGCGTCGCCACATGCGCGAGCACGTCGCCATCGGCGTTGACATGCTGATCTGCTTGGGCATGCCGGCTTCAGTCACGTTCATCGTCGGCCAGCATCACGAGCGCTGGGATGGGATGGGTTATCCCTTCGGCTTTAAGGGAGAACGGATCAGTCTCGGCGCGAGAATCTGCGCGGTCGCAGATGCGTATGATGCGATCACGCAGACCCGTTGTTATCGGCATGGCCTGAGCTACCAGGCGGCAGCCTCAGCGCTCACGCGCGGGAGCGGCAGCCAGTTCGATGCAGATGTAGTCCAGGCGTTCTTCAAGGTCAGCGAGGTGCAGCTCGCGAAAGTTAATCGATGATTCAGGTCCACGTCTCAGTCAAACCCGCTGGAGGGTCGAAGCTCGACAAGCAGGTCACGTTTGCGACCGCGCTGGCCTTGACTCAAACCGCGAAGGATGCGCAAGGCGCAGTGATAGGCGACATTGAATCCACCTTCACTGTACGCAATAACTGGGATAAGCCGTCCAACAAGTTCGGCATCCGCATCACGCCCGCGACGAAAGACCATCTCACCTCAGTGGTTCGGACCGACGCTGACTGGTTGAACTTGCATGAAGAGGGGGGAATCAAGATACCAGAGGGCCACTTCATTGCTATCCCCACGAGCAACGTGCGTCGCACAAAGAAACAGATCGTCCAGAAAGGACAGCGTCCCAAGGCCCTCTTCGGCAAACGCGACTTTCTCATTCTGACGAAGAAGAATCGGCGACCAGTCCTGTTTCAACGATTCGGGCGCGGCAAGAGGAGCGACATCAAGGCGATGTACGTACTGGTGCCGCGCGGCCAGATCAAGCGGGAATCGACGGTCTTCGATCCGGTGCAGAAAACCGTTGAGCGAGTGTTCGGTCAGAACTTTTCCAAAGCTCTACAGCGGGCGATTGCGACGGCGAAATAAGTAGATGGCGAAAGCGGCTGACAAACTTTATTCCCTCTCGGAGCTGGCGAAGGTCACGACTCTCGACCGGGCCACCGTGGCGAAGCGGCTCGACGGTGTCGCGCACCTCGAAGGCGCAAAGGGCGCGAAGATGTACGCGCTCTGTGATGCACTTCCAGCGCTGATCGCTGGCGAATCCTCCGAGATGGACGAGGCGAAGCTCAGGAAGATGCAGGCCGAGGCGGCAATGAAAGAGATGGAGCTTCAGCGGGAGCAGGGCCTCGTGGTCGAGGTCAAAGAGGTCAAGTCTTACGCCCTCGATCTATTCAAGCGCCTGCATAACCGCATCGGCACGCGCTTTCCGCGTGAGATCGCTGCACAGCTTTACAAGGCCGAATCCCCGGCACAGATCACGGAGGTTTTGCAGCGAGAGCTAGGCCGGATTTTCAATGACCTGCGCAGCGATCATCGACGCTTTCTCTGAGGCCATCGCCATCGCGATCCCGGAGGCTTTTCTAACCGTCTCATTGTGGGCGGCGACCTATCGCTATATGTCGCCGGAGCGCTCGGCCCGGCCCGGGCGCTGGCGCAACGATCTGGTGCCCTACCTGGTCGAGATCATGGACTCGGTCACGCAGCCAGGAGTGCGCGAGACCATCCTGGTCAAATCCGCCCAGATCGCCGGAACCGAGTGCGCCAACAACATCATCGGCTACTTCATGCACGCCGACCCCAGCCCGATCCTCTACGTCTGCGAAACCGAGCCGAAGGCCGAAGCCTGGTCCAAAGAATCACTCGCGCCGATGATCCGGGACACGCCCGTGCTCGCGAGTATTGTCAGTGACGCGCGCTCGCGCGATTCGGGCAACACCATCGGGGAGAAATCATTTCCCGGGGGCCACCTCGCCACCGGGCACGCGACTTCCGCCGCGACGCTCTCAAGTCGTCCGCGCCGCGTCGTCATCCTCGACGAGCGCGACGCCTACAAGCCGACGAGCGAGGGCGACCCGGCGAAGCTCGCCGAGAAGCGCACGACGACCTTCCCTGACGCCGTCATCTTCAAGCCTTCAACGCCGCGTGACCGCCTGGAGAATCCTGTGGGCTCGCCCCCGGATGCGCCGCGCTACTCGCCGATTGAGCTGGAGTATGAGAACTCCGACAAGCGCAGGTACTTTGTGCCGTGTCCACACTGCGGAGAATTTCAGGTCCTTGAATGGGCGCGCGTCAAGTGGGATTCGGAAGCGACAGTGCTTGATGCCTACTACGTCTGCGTCTCCGGCTGCGCGATCGAGCACGAGCACAAATCGGATATGCTCGCGCGCGGAAAGTGGCGCGCCGAAAAGCCATTCACAGGCCGCGCCGGCTTTCACATCTGGGAAGGCTATTCGCCCTTTGTCACCTGGGGCGAGATGGCGAAGAACTTCCTTGAAGCCAAAAAGAGCAAGGAGACCCTGAAGGTCTTCGTCAATACGTCACTGGCCGAAGGATGGGAGGAGCACACTAGCCAGGCATCTGTGACAGATCTCGAAGATCGGCGTGAAGCGTACGGGGACCAGCTGCCCGACGGCGTGCTGGTTCTGACCGCAGGCTGCGACGTGCAGGGTGACCGCCTCGAAGTGGAGATCGTCGGCTGGGGACTGGATGAGGAATCCTGGTCCATCGATTATCACGTCCTCCCCGGCGACCCTTCGCAGAAGGTCGTGTGGGCTGAGCTGAAGGAGTTGCTCACTCGCGAATATGAATATGAAGTTCCGATCCTCGGAGCTGATGAGTCCGGCGGACTCGGAGACTGCGCTGCGGCACACGTCCATTCAATGCGGGTCGCTGCGGCCTGTATAGATTCGGGCGGCCACAACACCGACGATGTCTACAAATTCTGTCGCAAGAACGCAGGCCGGCGCTGGTATGCCATCAAGGGCGCGAACACGCCTGGCAAGCCCTTGGTCTCGAAGCCCACTTTGCAGGGCCGCCCGCCAGTGAAGCTCTACACCGTCGGAACGGAGACGGCCAAAGACACGCTCGCCGCGCACCTCCTCGTGACAGAGGAAGGCCCGGGCTACTGCCACTTTCCAACGGAGTTCGAGCGCGGAGGATTCACTTACTACGGCGAAAAATATTTCAAGCAGCTCAGGAGCGAGCACGTCGTGATCAAGTACTCACACGGGATCAGCACTCGCCGCTGGGAGAAGATCAAGCCCGGCGCGCGCAACGAGGCGCTCGACAATCGCGTGTACGCGATGGCCGCCCGCGCCATTCTCAATCCTGATTTCAGGCGATTGATGAAACGGCGTGAGCTGGCCGCCACCGGCGTCCGGCCTCAAGTAATGCAGGTCGAGCCGGCTCCCGTAACTGACGAGGACGCGAGAGAGCCTGAATCACGCGCCACGCGCCCACGCATGCGCGGGGGACGCAGGGGGGGATTCGTTAATAACTGGTAAGAGAAGGAGATGAAGAAATGGGATTATTATCAGCAGCCGAAGCGTTGAGACAGCTTGTCACAGCGCTATTCGATAAGGTTAAACCGGACGGCTCGGCTTTCACGCTGCCTGTGCCTGAGAATGAGGAAGTAGTAGCCCTACTTTCGGCAGAAGACGACGCGAGCGGGCGCACGTCTGACGAGCTGACGAACCGCTACGGGCAAGGGGTCGCTATCCTGATAGATGTAACGGAAGCGACTGACGCCACGCTCTCAGCAGTCCGAGTGCAGATGAAAGTGGGAGCAGCCTGGATGTCTATCGCAGAGTTCACCAGTCTTGTTCTGACAGACGTAGGCCCATATGCATTTCTTGTCTATCCCGGGTCCGCATTGATGACGGGTTGGACTGCTACACCTGTTGATAGTCGCGTGCTACGCAGGTATCGAATCGAAGTGACGACTAACGCTAACGGCTCAAGCAAGACGATGACGTACGGAGTTACCTGCGTCCACTTGTTGTAAGCAACGTGATGAGAGAAGAATTCGATGGCACAAGATATTCCTACATTTGAGCCGCGCGAGATCACCATCGGCGAAACCCTCCAGTGGACCAAAGACCTGGAAGATCATCCGGCCTCCGACTGGGCGCTCACGTACTATTTTCGCGGCGCGGGCACCGGCTTCGATGCCACAGCCACAGCAGACGGAGACACGCACTCAATCTCTGTGCCTGCCACGGCGACTGCAAACCTCGTGTCAGGGGTCTACTACTGGCAGGCGTGGGTTGTCCATGGCTCAGAGAAGCACCAAGTGGACTCCGGCCAGGCCACGGTCAAGCAGGGCTTCCTGACGGTTACGACTGCGACCATTGTTGACCAGCGCTCGAAGGCCAAAAAGATTCTTGATGCCATCGACGATCTGATCGCAGGCCGTGCGGTCAAAGACGTGCAACAGTACATGATCGGCAACCGCCAGCTCATGCACATCCCCGCTGAGCAGCTCCTCTCTTGGCGCAAGCATTATGCCGAGCTGTACGCCAAAGAGCAGCGCCGGGCCAGAGCGAAGAAGGGACACCCCTTCTTCAGCAGCATCAACGTGAGGTTCGATAAGCCATGATCCAGTCTCTCAATCTCGAAACACAAACCTTTGCCGAGATTCGGCAGGCGCAGGCCGCCGCGCGTGCGCGCGAAGATCGTCGGCACGATCAGAAGCTCAAGCGCTCCTATGATGCCGCGCGCATCAACCGGCTGAACCGTGACTGGAGTGTCGTCAACACCGGCATCAACTTCGAGATGCGCAAGAACCTGCGCATCCTGCGCGCACGCTCGCGCAATCTCGCCCGCAACAACGATTACGTCAAAAAGTTCCTCTCGATGGTGCGCAACAACGTCGCCGGGCCAGCCGGGATCAGACTCCAGGCGCGAGCCATGAACCAGAAGGAGGAGTTGGATCAGATTCTCAATCGCACTGTCGAGCGCGCCTGGACAAAGTGGTCACACAAAGAGAACGCATCTCTCTCCGGTCGCCTCTCCTGGACGGCAATTCAGCGCAAGGCCATCGGCACCATAGCGCGCGACGGCGAATGTCTCATCCGCATGATGGCAGCCTCCAACCCCTTCGGCTTCGCCTTGAAGTGCATCTCTGTTGACTGGCTCGACGAGACTTTCAACCAGCGGCTGACCAATGGTAATCGCGTCATCATGTCGGTCGAGATCGACCAGGACGACCGCGCCGTCGCCTATTGGCTGACGCCCCCGCCTGCCGACTACCAGTTCCTGGACAATACGGTGCGCTCACGCACGCGCATCCCGGCTGAGGAGATCATTCACATCTACCTGATGGATGATGAGAACTCGGACGACGACTGCCAGACGCGCGGCGTGCCGTGGGTTCATACGGCGATGGCGCGCTTGAGAAACCTCGGTGGCTATGAAGAGGCGGAAGTGATCGCGGCGCGCATCGGGGCCTCCAAGATGGGCTTCTTCAAAGAAGAGACGCCGGACGCCGATTCCTACACCGGCGATGATGATGAGGACGAAAAGACACCTCTCCTGATGGACAGCGCCAGTCCGGGGCAGTTCGGAGTGATCCCGGCGGGCTACGATTTTAAGGAGTGGAATCCGCAGCACCCTAATACTTCGTACGGGCCATTCGTCAAGAGCACGCTGCGCGGGGTCGCTGCCGGACTCGATGTCACCTACTTCTCGCTGGCCGAAGACTTGGAAGGGGTCAATTATTCCTCGGCGCGCATCGGACTCCTCTCCGAGCGGGACGTGTGGCGTGCCCTTCAGAATTTCCTGATCGAGCACCTCAATCGGACGGTCTTCCTGGCGTGGCTCAAATCAGCCATGCTCACCGGCGCGCTCAAGATTCGTGTCTCCGATTACGAGCGATTGACCGAACCGCAGTGGCAGCCGCGCGGTTGGCGCTGGGTCGATCCTGCGAAGGAAGTGCAAGCCAACATCGAGGCGATCAATAACGGGCTCGACACCCGCACGGACGTGATTGCTGAACAGGGCGGAGACTTCGAGGAGACGATCACGACGCTCGCCAACGAGCAAAAGTTAATCGAAGCAAAGGGCGTCAAGCTGGCGGAGGCTAAGCCGCAGCCTTCGACGCCCGGGGCAGATGGAGGCGAGACGCAACCGGCAGAGACTTAAACCTCCGGGTCGAGATTGAAAGCGCTGATCACGTCCGGCCATTCAAGCGAGTCTGCCCATTCCCACATTCGAAGTATTTCCTGTGCGAGTTGTGCCCGGTCAATGGTGCTCTCGAACAGAGCCCCGTGCTTTATCTCCAGTGAACGTATGCACCAGAGTCCTACCACGAAAGCAGCGAGCAGTTCTCGATCCGTCATACCAGCTATCTTCCGCTCAATTTCCTCTCGCTCCGTGGCTGTCATAGCAGCCATTTTAGTCGCCTGACCTTCTAGTGAATTCCGTTGTGGAGAGTCATTCGACTCACTGCTCTCGAACCGCTTATGGCAGTTAAAAAGACAGACACTCGCAAGCTGATCGGCAAGAAACTGAAGCGCAACTTCGCGCTCCAGCGTGCCGACATGAAGATTGACGAGAAGGCCCGCACGGTCGAGATGTCATTCTCGTCCGACGAGGCCATCGAGCACTGGTTCGGCAAGCTCATCCTGAATCACGCCCCGGCAGCTATCCGCTTACAGCGGCTGCGCGACGGCGGACCCCTCCTTCTCGATCACGACCGCACCAAGCAGATCGGCGTCCACGAACGTGTTGAGACCGACGGCCACAAGATGCGCGGCCTGGTGCGCTTCTCCAAGGGCACGCTCGGCGAAGAGATCTTCCAGGATGTGGTTGATCAAATCCGGCGCAATGCTTCGTGCGGCTTCATCGTGCACGAGCTGCACCTAGTGCGCGAGGACGACGACGGCCCGGTCTACCAGTCGGACGACTGGGAGCCGGTCGAAGATTCAATCGTCGCTATCGCCGCCGACACATCGGTGGGCGTCGGGCGTGCGATGGAAGCAGGAGATGTCTGCGAAGAGTGCGATGGCGAAGGCTGTGATCTCTGCAAGCCAGGGGACGAGCAGGAGCAAAGCAAAAATTCTAGCGCCGAATCCGGGCGCGCCAATAATCAACCTACTGAAGTGAGGAACGCAATGGATCCGAAAGATAAAGAGAAGACTGGCGAGCCGACCGAGCTGGAGCGCGCCCAGGAGTTGATCGAATACGGCAAGCTGTTCGGCGCAGAAGACCTGGCGCGCGATCTGGCTTCCGAAGGCA